CTGGGCGACGGAGGCGACGCCGATCGGGAGGCCAAAGTAGTCATAGATGGAGCCAGAAGAGAAGCCAGCAGCGTGAGTAGCGTCATCGAGAGAGGGAACCTCATATTCAGTGAAGGTATCGGGTGGGTTGGCTTGAGCGCCTTGGAAGTATTCCCAGTTGGACCAGAGAAGGCGGTTAGGGACGAAGAAGTAATGGACGTCGAGGTAGACGTTATCCATGTAAGGGAAGATGGGAGTTGCTAAGCGCGCAAGGATATTTGTGGTCAGATTTACCGTATCCCCAGGCAGAATAGGCTCCCAAAAGAGTGGATAGATGTAGCCAGCGTTAAGAGTGGTTTTATGGGAAAAGGAGCGGTCGAAGGCTGAGCGTGGTGCAGCTACGTTTGCTGGCACCTGAGAGAAGTGTGATTGTTTAACTCGACCAGAAGTATTTACTCGAAATCCCATTTAAACCATCCTTATTTAGTTAAGTAGGAACAGTATTCGTTCCAATTTGAGAAACCTAATTCCTTTACAAGTTTATCCAATATTTGACAGTAGGAAAGGCCATTTGTTTGCCCAGATTTCTGAAGGGCATGTGCCTGTTTTTTAAAGGTTTCTTTAGAATTTTCCAGAGCCATAGCGGCTCTTATTTCACGAATATTCATTGAGGAAGCTCCATTTGGACAGGAGCTCGTTTTACGAGAGCAGAAGCATAGCCAAGATTGATCGGATCATTGTGTACGGTAAGTTTACCGGTTTGAGAGCAGAAGTCAGCGAGTTCATGTAGAGCGAAGTCGTCGGGGTGACGAGAGAAGGTAGAGTCGGGCGAATTTACAGCGACCTCGAAGGCGCGGAGAGCGCCAGGAGCGTGAGATTCAGCGAGAGGGCGAAGATAGCAGCCAGCTTTGACGTCACGGACAGCGAAGATTTTCATTTGATACTCCTTTTGAGACACGTTTTTACTTTTGATTCGGCAACTCGTTCACGAGTCGCCAGACGAGTGTCAGTAGAGTTTGGATCGGAGAAGAAGTCAATATTGTCGCACCGCTCTTTTTTTACGCGGTCGAACATTTTTTTATCGACTTTTTCTAGAAGTTTATCGAAGTAGCGGGGAGGGAGAGAGCAAGGGCGGTCTGGGCCAGTATAAATAGAATCTATTGGATATAGGTCATCGACGAATTGGTCGAAGTAGGCAGAAGCGATGCCAGGGCGGCGGGACATAGTTACGAATTCGGGTTTACGCCCCTGATAGATAAAGTCAGCGCCAGATCCGGTGATTTTTTTGAGGTTGTAGCGTGCGACGTAGGCCGCGGATTCAAAGGATACGTCAGAGATAGTGTGATCGCCTTTACCCCAGAGGGAGGCGAGGAGAGGAGAGTATAGCTGCGCATATCCAGAGCGGGAGAGGGGCCTTTGAGAATGGGGAATTCTGTCTTTGCAGAAGTCTTCCCCGAAGAGGATCATGTGATGGTGGGGGCGTTTGGTGGTTTCGCCATACTCACCACATTGGAAGAAGCGAAGAGGGTTTGGTTCGAATTCGCGGCGGAGCCTTTTTAGGAATAATTGGACGTCCTCCAGGACGAGAGTAGGAAGCCCAGATTGAGTGCGCGGAAGAGAAGAGTCGTCATAGGTAAGGGTGAGAAACGAAGAGCGGTCGTGAAGCTTGAATTCCTTCATGAGCCGTATAGCCCATTGCCGGGAACGTTCAAGTCTACAGCCGATGCATTGACCGCAGGGAAGAGGCGTAGGTTTTGCGCCGGAGGCGATACGCATAGAGATTTGAGACGACGTAAGATTTTTTAGGAAGGAGACAGTCCCCTTGGGTTGTCCTTCCTTTTTAGACACCAGAGCGTGCAGGGGCTTGTAGCAAGGCAGATTTACTCCTAGAGGCGTATGCCTCCACGAGAGAGAGATCGGGGCGCGTTACGAGAGTGTGACCGAGATCCACGGCGGAAATTTTTTTTGTTTGCTCTACGAGACATCATTTTACGTTTCATTTGGCGTTTACTCCGGGTTTCATGAGTGTTCCTTGTACAGTTCTTCCTGGTGGCCCGACCTTTCAGTGAGGGCCACCAGGCCGAACTTAACAAAGGAGTACTGTATGCAACCCAAGTATATCGCCAAGACGAAGGTAGTAATTAGTGAATTCGTGAGCATAGCTAAATATTATTACGCCGATAGGGTGACGGTTTACATTAACGATACGCGCCGCGATCAGTCACTTGTGATTAATGTTAGCCACATAGAGATTGAGCGAGCCTTAGCTTCAGCGAAGAAGCAAGCTTAGTTGGTGTCAGTGGGAACAGTTACAACAAGGGGTTGGACTGTTCCCACACCCTCATTCTTCCTGATCGGAAGGTTGAACGGGATCTTTAGATCCCTTTTTAACGGCCTGGTTGCCCTTTGGGGCGGGTGCGGGTTGCTCTTTGGGGGGAGCACCCTCTTTTTGTTTAAGTAGGCCGTAGCGCTCGTATAACTCGCGTGGAGCGGTTTCGAGTGCCGCAGGGTTGTGATCTAGTTCGCGGCGGAAACCGAGAGGAAGCGTTTGGAAGAGCCGGGCGGCTTCCTGAGTTACATTGAACGCATCCTGTAGTGATTTTGGGGCATTTGAGACGTCTCGGAATTGAGAGACGTCAGCATAGGCGTGGCCGTGTTGTTTGCGCATGCGCTTGATAATGGAATTAATGTTGACCTCATCGCGGGGTTCTTGTTTGACGCGAGAGGGTAGAGTTTCGCGATCGGAAGTAGGGACGTAGACCCGAGGGCGGTCTTTGTCGGTACGGAAAGATTTTTTAGTCGGTTTATCCATAAACACTCCTTATTTACCAATTTTGATTTTAGGGACGATATTTCCAAGGGTATTGGTGGCGTCACCAGCCCTTTTGAGAATTGCATCGAGAGTTACAGCGTTTTTATCGATATCAGCTTTAGATTTCCGAAGTTCACCTTCGGATTTTAGAGCGGGAGCCTCGTACTCCCTGAATACGTTTTGTTGATGAGTAGCGGTTGTTTGAGCATCGATATTACGGGCTGTTGAGACAGATTGAGCAGTTTGAGCAGCAGCGGCGGCGGTATTAGCCTCCTTAAGAGCATTGTCGGCCTGGACGTTTTTAAGTTGTTCGTCGAAGAGGCCGGATTCTTTGGCGCTAGAGATAGATTTAGAGATTACATCCTCCATATGAGCAGCTCCGGCAGTAGAAGAGGCACCTCCAGGAGAGGAGGCGCCGGATCCGCCGGTAGCGGAGAGGATGGGATTGAGACCAGCGGCCCGGAGATCAGCGACTTCTCGCTGGTGGGCCGTGGAGGACATTCGTTCTTGGAATGCCATTTGTTCGCGGGCGATGGCAAGGTTGGCGGCATTCGCCTCACCTTGCATTCGAGCGTTAGCGGAGTTTTGAAGGAAGGCGCCGCCAATAGAGGCGGCACCACCGATTACAGCAGCAGCAGGAAAGAGCATGTTAGAGCCTCGTTAAGCCAGGAGCGGAGTAGACGGGGAGGACGCGTACGTGGCGGAATTTGGTCCAGGAGTCGAGGATGAATTGATCCTCGGTAGTGACAGCCACGATGCGGTCGATGGGAGGATCTTCGACGATTACGTCCTCAAGAAGAGGGGTATCAGCGAAGTCGATAGCGAGGTGCCAGGCATCGAGAGAGCCAGCGGCGTCAGATCTGAAGAGACCAGTGACGTAGGAGGGTTTGTAGCGGTATTCGCCCCAGCGTTCCTGGTAGCCGAATACGTTTTGGTCATCAGCAGTACCATTTTGGAAGATTTCTTTGTTTAGGATTGCTTGTTCGCCGAGGTTAGCGGCGAGGGGTTCATAGTAGTCGTATCGAGTCCGAACGCTCCAATGACGCGAGAGTCCAGCTTGGTAGGTTGTATCAGCGCGGATTGAAACAAGGCCGTAAAGTTGGCCGTGTTCCACGAAGGAGTGGTTGATTGAGGCTTTGCCACGGGCAGAAGCGAAGCCCGCAAGGTTACCTTGCGGAGTAACAGCAGTAGTGACGGAAGTTTGTGCAATAGGATTAACATTGACGTCCAGAGTTTGGCCGCCGAGATATTCAGCACGCTGAAGGCGGAAGTCAGGAGAGACGACGCCGAAGCGGGAGAGTAAGATTTCGACATAGCGAGTGCCTCCTCGAGCGTCGAGTTCCAGCATTTGTTGAAGAACGATAGATTCACGGAGAGAGTTGATAGTAACGGCAGTAGCCTCGTCGAGATCGACGTGTAGATTAGGGAAGCCAGTAGTGCCGCGTTGTTCTGCGAACCATTTGTATTCGTTGCCAGAGGCATCGATTTCGCGGGCAGTGGTATATGTGGGGTTGGAGCCGTCAGATTCTAAGACGGCTTGAGAAGCGCCCCAGGAGTTATTGTATTTACCGATACCCTTTACATATACGGGGTCTTCGATGATGGAGATGGAGACCGGGTCTCCTTTTTGCGGCCAGGGAAGAGCGGAAGTGAAGTAGTCTTTGCGGCGATTACGACGCAGAAGTGCATAAGCAGTAGTATCAGGGCCATCAGTAAGGTCGACAGTAAGGGGATCTTGGAGGTTTTCGTCGCGGTACCAATCGTTCCAGATTTTTCGGTATCCGCGGAGGGGGAGTGCGATGGGCATGTTGGCCTGGGCGACGGAGGCGACGCCGATCGGGAGGCCAAAGTAGTCATAGATGGAGCCAGAAGAGAAGCCAGCAGCGTGAGTAGCGTCATCGAGAGAGGGAACCTCATATTCAGTGAAGGTATCG